TCGAGAGTAAAGACAGAATTGCGAGAGCCTATGTTGATGCACTGGTTAAGACATTTGGCATTCTGAAGAAACAGATTTCTACAGACGGTAAGCTCTATCGTGTACAAGCAGGTGCATTCAAGGAAAAGGAGAATGCAGAAGAACTGGCAAAAAAGCTAAAGGCTGCAGGCTTTAGTAGTTTCATAAGACTTGAATGAATCTATAAAACTGCCAATTAATTCTTTCGCCAATAGTAAGCCAGTGAAGTTGGTGTAAAAATAAATAAAAATATGCATATTATATAAATAACTTGCATATAGATTCGTGTTGAGTGATATATATCATGACGCTAATGTCCTGAATGCCCATATTTAGGCGTTTAGGGCATATTTTTTTAATAGATTAGATTTGACAACTACAACCGGTTTACACCAAGAAGGGATAAAGGAGGAAGTTGATGACAGATGCATCAAACAAAAAGGTATTGGATAAAGATCATTTCAACAGCTATTTAACGAAAGACGTTTCTTTAATACCTTTTCCAGAAAATGAAGAAAATTTCAAATTGACTGATCTGGATACGAAACGATTGAAAGTGTGTGCATACTGCAGGGTAAGTACAGAGGAAGAAATGCAACTAAATTCGTTGGAAAATCAGATAATACATTATACAAATTATATTAGGTCTAACCCGGAATGGCACTTTGTTGGTATATACTCCGATAGTGGAAAATCGGGTACTAGAATAAAGCAACGAAACGGATTTAATAAGATGATCCGCCATGCTCTAGATGGAAAGATTAATCTAATAATCTGCAAATCGATCTCTAGGTTCTCACGTAATGTGGTTGATGCGCTTAATATAGTTAGATTACTTCGAGATTCTGAAGTTAATGTATTGTTCCAAACAGAGGGTATTAATACTGGCGAAATGCAAAGTGAGTTTATACTAACAATGTTATCTGCAACAGTCCAGGAAGAAAGCCGTGTGATTTCAGAAAATCTAACCTGGGCATATAGAAGGCGTTTTAAAAGAGGGGATCCAAAATATGTAAGAATACTTGGTTACACAATAGATAAGACTAATCAATGGGTGGTAGTAGATAATGAGGCCTTGATTGTGAAAGAAGCATTTACCATGGTTCTTCAAGGGAACAGCCCTAGAGAGATAGCAAATGAGTTTACAAAGAAGGGTTATTCGAAAGTTAATGGAGATTTAAATTGGTCAAGCTCATCAATTAGATACATGCTACTAAATGATAAATATACAGGTAGTGTACTTTGTCAAAAAACATATACTAATGACTACCTTTCACACGAAGTAAGAAAAAATAAAGGAGAGTATCCACAGTATATGATTAATAACCATCATGAAGCAATAATAGATAAGACCGTTTTTGATAAAGCTCAACAGATATTATTGCAACGGACGAAATTAAGCAATCGGAAAAATTACAGAAACCATGTATTTTCTGGACGAATCCAATGTGGAGAGTGTGGTAGAAATTATAGTAGAACAAATTCAAGCAAATCTACATTCTGGCGTTGCCAAAATCACAGTAAGGGACGACAGTTTTGCTCGATGGGCGGGGTTAAGGAAGAAAGAATTATTAAGACAGTTTCAGATCAGTTTGATAAAAGATACGAAATAAATGGCTTAGGTCAAGGCAAGAGGCAAATTATAAGGTTGATTAAGGATATAAAAAATGTAGAGTCAACTCTTGAGGCAGACCAGAATTGGATAAGACTTGCACTCGAGAATGCGCTATTAGCAGAAAATAGAGCAATGATTGAATCTGATGATATTTCAACATATACAAATAAACGTCAAGAAATTGAAGCCCAATTATCGTCGAAGCAGCCCTTCTGGGAGCTCATAGAAAGTGATTCAGTTTATAGGGAGAACTCATTGAGGATATTAGAAGAACTCCAGTCACAAGCATGGCCCAAAAAGGAGCTTTCTAAAGTTATTAATGATTTCAACTTCCTGCGAGCTTGGATAATTCGGATAATCATTTTACCCGGAGAAAGAATAAGAATATCGTGGCTGAATGGTGAGGTAAGTGATTCAATTTTACTAACAGGAGATGAAGAAATTGCAAACAAATCAAACGCCAAATTCACTAAATCCGAGAGTAAGGGTAATACCAGCAACAGTCAGAAGCGGAAGAAATGAAGAAAACCCAGATGGACAGAAAAAAAGAATAGCTGCTTATGCAAGGGTTTCAACCTTAATGGAACATCAAGCTTCATCCTATGAATTACAGGTTTCATACTATACTGAATACATCCAAAAGAATCCCAATTGGGAATTTGTTAAGGTATACACCGATGAAGGTATAACTGGGACTTCAACAAAAAACAGAACAGGATTTCTGGAAATGATTGAAGACTGTAAAGCTGGGAAAATAGACTATATTATTACAAAATCGATTAGCAGATTCGCTCGAAACACTTTAGATTGTTTACATTATGTTAGGCTCTTAAAAAGTCAAAACATAGGTATTTTTTTTGAAAAAGAGAATCTCGACAGTCTCGATGGCGCCAGTGAATTGTTTCTGACCATATTGTCATCTATGGCTCAAGAAGAGTCAAAATCACTCAGTTTGAACTCAACTTGGGGTGTAATGAAACGATTCTCACAAGGTAAGGCACATATCCCAACTGTATATTTTCTTGGATATGATCAGGACGAAGCAGGGAATCTAGTAATTAATGAGGAACAAGCAAAGATTATCAGGAGAATGTATAATGAGTATCTTGAAGGTAAGGGTTCACAACTTATTGCTAAAGGATTAATGAGAGATGGTATATTGACCGCCAGAGGTAATCCAACTTGGACAGCGGACAGCGTAAGGAAGATCCTTATCAATGAGAAGCATAAAGGTGATGCGGTATGTCAAAAGACTGTCACTATAGACTATTTGACACATAAACGTGTGCCTAATATAAATCAAAAGCCCAAGTATTACATAAAGAACAACCATCCTGGAATTGTATCTGAAGAAGTTTGGAATCGGGTCCAGGAGGAAATGAGAAGAAGAAGTGACATGAAACGAAATCCTGAACAAAAATACAAGATGAATTATAGTGGTAGATCAGTATTCTCAAACAAATTATTTTGTGGGAATTGTGGCCGACCGGCAACACGAAGAAGACTCACCTCAAAGCAGGATGGTGAGAAGTGCTTATTCACAGCATGGCAATGCCGGATTGCCTGTAAGAAAACTAAAGAAGATGTGGAGTGTAATTCTAAGTACATATGGGAAACCGCTTTGGAGAAGGCCTTCATGAGGGTCATTAATGAAATTAGCTGTGACCGTGAAAAACTGATGAAAGAAGTAGGAGAGGTGCTTGAAGACCATGCACTTTCCGAGTCTGAAGAAGCAAGACTACAGGAGCTCGAACAGAAAATGGAAAACATCAGCGACAGAATAAGCGAAATGGCATCAAGAGAATCGGTAACAAAGAATCCCGTCTATGATGCCACACTAAGAAACCTTATCTACGAACAAGAAATTATCAGACAAGAATATGAGAGTATAAGCAGTTTCAAGAAGGAAGGCGAGTTCATAAAAGGTAAACTTGAAGAGCTACTAATTCAACTTGATACCCTTAATGAGGATAGTGAGTTCAGGGATGATATTTTCAATAAGACTATCGAACAATGCATTCTTCAAGACGATCACGTAGTAGAGTTTAGGTTCAACTGCGGTGCAATAAGAAATGCCGGTGCAAGACATATTAGATGTACCTGAAGAGTGCAAACCATAATTAACCAAAATTAGATAATCGAATAAAAAACTCCTTCCATTGCGGAAATACTACTTGAAATAGTACCGCTATAGAGTGAACATACCTAGTAAGTCTGAACTTACGGGATGTCGCTTATTGGAAAGGAGTTTTTATATGGGCTTATTTGATAAGACAAAGGAAAGCACTCAATCTAGGAATGTGGATTCAGATAAGGTCCAAGGAACCTTTGAGTATGTAATAAAAGATGATGGGAGCTCCGGTAGAACACTATGGCTACAAGACCTATGGGGGCCTGCGGAGGAGATGAGAAGTCAGCAAACTGACAAGAAAATCAGAGTAGCTGCATATTGCAGGGTAAGTGTAATATCATCAGATACATGCGAATCATTGTTAAATCAAGTGGACCACTATACCAGACTTATTTCTTCAAAGGATGAATGGAAGTTTATCGGAATATATTTCGATGGCAATTCTTCAGGACGGAATATGTATCAAAGACAAGGTTTCAGTAGAATGCTGAGGCATTGTGAAGAAGGTAAAATTGACTTGATTCTGGTTAAGAACATCTCAAGGTTCTCCAGAAATACAAAAGAACTTATAGAGATACTTCAAAGTCTAGAGAAAGCTGGCACTCAGGTGTACTTCGAGACTGAAAACATATCCAGCTCTCAGAAGGATAGCCAATTCTTAATATCAACATATGCAGGATTAGCACAATCTGAGATAGAGACAGCATCCAGTTCGATTGAATGGGGCTTTGAGAAGAGGTTTATTAGTGGCAGGCCAATTCTAGGGAATATTTATGGGTATGAGCGGATTGAAGACAAATATAAGATTATACCTAAGCAAGCAGCTATAATTCGAATGATATACAACCTGTTCATTGAAGGAATGTCACTAACCAAGATAGCGGAATACCTGATGGTAAATAATGTGGAGACGTATTTCAATAAGGGCCTTTGGACAGGAGCTGTAATCAAATCCATTCTGGTAAATCCATCTTATGTAGGAAGGTCCATCGCAAGGAAAAAAACGATGGAGCTTTTTTCACATAAGTCAAAACCCACAGATGGAGTAAGAAAACAATACATTATTGAGGGTGGACACCCACCAATTGTTGACGAAGATACGTTCAATCGTGTTCAAGCAAAGATGAAAGAATATGAAACCGAACCAGCAGCAAAGCCCGAGAAAATAGAATTTAGTTCACTATCAAAAAGAATCAAGTGCGGTATCTGTGGGAAGAATTATAATTCATATTCTTTAGCTAGGCAAAAAGGATGGAGATGTCCAACTAGAACGATAAGCACTAAGGTATGTGACTCTAGAGCATATACCGATTTGGAAATCAAAGGAATGCTTCTAAGGGCATTCGATGACAGGTTCAAACTTAAGGAAGAAGCAGATTTGAAAATACCTCTGAGAATCATACAGATGGTTAACCAAAATGACCATTTTGAATTTCATAGATTGAAGGTGCTAAATGCCATAGAACTAGCAAAAGCAAGGGTAGGCCTTGATTTCACAGAGGAAGAGATAACAGACCTAAAAATGCGGTATGTCGAGTTTGAGAAAAAACTTGTAAACATTGAAAATGACAGGAGCTACAGAGTTTCATCAATTGAATGGTTAAAAGGACTGACTGATGTAGATGCCTTCCAAGAAGAAGCATCTATCGATAACCTAAGAGCTTGGGTACTTGGTCTCACAATATATTCAGAAGATGATTACGAAGTCATATGGATTGATGACAAAACAACTAGCTTCGGAGATTGCAGCCCTAGGGAGAAAGTGAAGAAACTTGTAGATGATGAAGGTGGGTATGTAGACGATCATCAGATTATCAATGTTGAGATTATCACACCAGAAACTGAGCACAAAGAAAGTGAGGAAAATGAAATGGAAGCCCGAATAGAAGTAAAGTCGCAAATGCCTGTGATAATAAACCAGGTAACGCGATATATAAATGGATCCAACATTATTGAGACCATACCAATAAAGCCAGAGAAAGAAAAACTTCGAGTAGCTGCATATGTCAGAGTGTCGACGGAAAATGAGATGCAAATGATGAGCCTGAAGGCTCAGACGGCGTACTATACGTACGCGATTCTCAAGAACCCGAAATATGAATTTGTCGGAATATATGCTGATGAAGGTATTACCGGCACATCCACAAAGAATCGAACAGAGTTCAATAGGATGATTGAGGACTGTAAAGCCGGTAAAATTGATCTCATAATAACCAAATCGATATCCAGGTTTTCCAGGAATGTAGTTGATACATTGAAATATCTCCAGCTATTATCCAGCCTTGAGAATCCAACAGTCGTAAAATTTGAAAGGGAAAATATCCTAAGCAGCAACAAGGACAGTTCTTTTATGATTTCACTAATTTCTGCAGTAAGTCAGGAAGAATCGCGAAACATAGGTACATCGATAGCCTGGGCGAAGCGAAGCATGGCACAAAGGGGAGTTGTACGGCCAGGAGTGGCAGGATATGGATTCAGGATTGGAAAGGACCATAAGTGGACCATTGTTGAAGAAGAGGCAGAGATTGTTCGAAGAATATACCAGGAATTCTTAGGTGGGAAGATTTATACGGACATATCAAAATCTTTGATTGATGAAGGGGTACCTTGTGGTAGAGGAAGTAAGGCTTGGGGATATTCCATAGTGGGTAGGATACTAACAAGGGAAGAGTATCGAGGAAACTATTTATTTCAGAAGGTATACCGCGGTGATGATGTCGAGTCGAAGAGGGTCACAAATAAGGGCGAAAAGCCCCAATATCTAATCGAAAACCACCATCCAGCGATAATCGACAATGAAACATGGGAAGCGGTTCAAGCTGAAATTGCGAAACGGAAAGATATTCGATTAAGTAAAAAGAAGGTTGCATATCCTGAAGGACTTGGTAAAAACATGAGTCTGAACAAGAAGTTTTACTGCGGTGAGTGTGGTAACTTGCTAGGTTTTATAAGGCATAGAATAAAAAAGAACACTAACCGCTTTTATTATCTTTGGCGCTGCTACAGTGCGCATAAGAGAGGGTGCAAAGCTAGGTTCTTCAAGCAGGACTTTCTTGAAACAAGCTTTAGTCAAACTTCTCTTGATATATTGATGAATCCTGATTTTATAGAATACCTGGATTCATTGAAGAGTAAACTTCGATTAAATGATGAGGAGCTCCGAGAACGAGGTAGACTTGAGGAACTTTCTCAAGAGTTAAATCAGGAGCTCTACGTAGTTGTGGAAGGAGAGATTGGAAAGAGAGGTAAGGACACCAGGAGGGTAGACGAACTAACCGAGAAGATAGTACAGATTAAAAATCAGATAAAGGTATTCACTGAGAGAGAAGAACGGATCCAGGCTGTAGACGATCAGTTAGGTAGTATGAGAAAAGAACTATTTGCAAATAATGAAGTCAAAGCTCTAGAGTCAACCGCACAAGTAGAGCAAAGGGATGAATATGGCCTATATCAATACTTTCCTGAGTTCAACGAAGAACAGTTCGAGAGTTGGATTGAAAAAGGGACTGTGTTCAATGATGGTAGAGTAGTATTTCATTTCAAATCAGGATTTCAGTGGCAAGCTCCATATACATATGATCAATTCAGAGCAAGGCAGGATAAACAGGTAGAACTTGCCAAGGCGGAAGAGAAGGCCAGGTACTTCCAAGGGCCTGAGATCAAGAATCTACTTAAGTTCTGTAAGGAGCCAAAGCTACTGGCTGAGTTACATGAACACTTTGGCCGCTATTCCACCAAGTGGATTTTCAAAGAGAACATCATAGATCCTTTGATTAAATTAGGTAAAATCAAGAAGACCAAACCAGATGAATTTGGTATGAGAGACCAGAGATATTATTCAGGAAGAACTAGGAAATTTGAGAATTGAATAAGACGTAACGAAACACACTCAGTAAGTAATATTACTGGGTGTTTTTTATTGTATTGGTATTTGTTTAAGTTAAAAATACCTTATACAATTGAATTAAGTAAAAATCAATCATATAGATATTTTGATTATAAAATGTAATACATTATTAATGGTAGTATAATATGTAATGTGGATGATAAAGTTGGAAATGAGTTTGAAAGCAGAGAAGACTTCGGGATTTTTACAATAATGTGCCAATGGAAGTGGTGCGAAAACTGGATGACTGTTGTCGATGACTAATGTATAAGGAATAATTCGCTTAATCTAACATCTTTAAATTAAGTGTAATACGGAGGTTTATGAGTG